TCTTTGGTAGACGACAAATCTTGGTGTATGCAAATGCCACAACCCCATCAACTATGGCGCTTTCCGACACGATCTCAAGTGTTGGTTGCATAGCCAGAGACACAATTCAAAACACAGGCAAGGATGTTGTTTTCTTAAGCGGCAGTGGCTTGCGTTCTGTTTTGCGAACAGTGCAAGAAAAGTCTGCACCGCTAGGTGACTTGTCAAAGAATATTAGAAATGATTTTTTAACAATAGTTGCAAGTGAGTCAGATACGCAATTGAGGTCGGTCTATTCTGAACAGAATGGTTTTTACCTGTTGACTTGCCCAACCTCAGACAAAGTTTTCTGTTTTGACACTAAGACAACTTTGGAAGATGGGTCTTATCGTGTAACGACATGGGACAGCATTGCGCCACAAAGTTTTTGCTCTCGTAGAAACGGTGACTTGCTCATTGGTAAAACTGGTTTTGTAACAAAATACACTGGTTACCAAGACAATGGTTCAGCGTATCGCATGGGATATTACACAAACAATGCTGATTTAGGCAATGATGGGCAAACCTCAATCATTAAGAAGATCAAGGTTCTTGTTGTAGGTGGCAGTAACCAAGCAGTATCTGTGTTTTGGGGCTATGATTTCACATCAAGTTACCAATCACAGACAATTTCCATACCAACGCAATCTGTGTCTGAATATGGCATTGGCGAATATAACATTGCAGAATATGCAACAAGCATTATTTTGCAAGAATTAACCGCATACGGCAGCGGGTCAGGTAAAGTCGTTCAAACGGGATTTGAGATTAACATTAATGGGTTACCTATTTCTTTCCAAAAGATTGAGATTCAAACCAAAACAGGCAAACTTGCATAAGGAGCAACCATGTCAAACTATACAAAAACAGTCAACTTTGCGGCTAAAGACGCACTAACAACAGGTGACGCTAACAAGGTCGTTAAGGGTACAGAGATTGATACCGAGTTCAATAACATTGCAACTGCGGTTGCAACAAAGTTTGATACTTCAAGCACTGTAGCAGTAGCCAACGGCGGTACTGGCTCTGCATCAGGTGTTGCAGCATCTATCGTCTTAGCTGGTACTTTTAGCACAGGAGCCTACGTTTTTGGAAGCACGAGTACATTGCAGCTTGGCCCTATATCGCCAAGTGCTAGTCATCGGTTTACAAGTACTGCGGTAGATACTTTTCCTGCTGGTACTTTTAATTTAGGCTCAAATGCCACATCAACTGGTATTGTTATTACAGATCAAGTTGTTGGTTCATCAGTAAGAAATGTTATAACTTTTGCAACAGGCACTTTTCCAGGCTCTATAACTGCTTCAGTTACCTCAAACGGAACTACCATTGCTTATAATACAACTTCAGACTACCGACTGAAAAGCAACGTACAGCCTTTAGCTAATTCAATAGTAAAAGTAAAGGCGCTTAAGCCTTGTTCATATACATGGATAAAAGCACCTGATATACAAAACCAAGGTTTCTTAGCGCATGAGTTGTCTGCTGTTATACCGCAAGCAGTTGTTGGCGAAAAAGACGCTGTAAATGCTGATGGTTCTATCAAGTCGCAACAAGTAGATTTGTCCTTTGTAATTCCTTTGCTAACTTCTGCTTTACAAGAAGCAATTGCTCGTATTGAGGCGTTAGAGGCAAAATGATTACACACCACTTCAGTGATGGCCTATATGCAAAGGAAGCTAGGTTTCCTGCTGGCGTAGCCATCCTAAAACACACCCATAACTTTAGTCACTTATCTATTTTGGCTGAAGGCAAGGTTGCTGTGTTGCGTGGTGTTGAAATTGATATTGTTACTGGCCCTGCTTGCATTGAGATTAAGGCAGGAATGGTTCACGGCGTTAAAGCAATTACTGATTGTGTTTGGTTTTGTATTCATGCCACAGACGAGAAAGACCCGTCTAAGGTGGATGAGATTTTGATTAAGGGAGATTGATATGCCTATTGCTGCAGCAGTTATTGGTGGGGGATTAAGCTATTTAGGGGCAAGTGAACAGGCTTCTGCCACAGAGTCAGCGGCAAATGCATCTGCTGCGGCTCAACTTGAGGCTGCTAGATTAGCGGCTGAAGCGGCTAAGTTTCGCCCTGTTGGTATAACTACTCGCTTTGGTTCATCTAACTTTCAGATGTCGCCAGAAGGTTACTTAACTGGTGCTGGTTATGAACTTGACCCTAGAATTAAGGCTTCTCAAGATCGTTTAGGTGTTCTGTCGTATGGCGCTTTAACGCAAGCAGAACAGGCTGAACAACAGTATCGCCCTTTATCTCAGGCCGCTGGTGGATTGTTTGGCTTGGGTCAAAAATATCTTGCACAGAATCCTCAAGAAGTTGCTGCAAAATATATGCAACAGCAACAGGATTTGCTTGCTCCTAGCCGTGAGCGTCAGATGTCTCAGTTGCAAAACCAGTTGTTCCAACAAGGTCGTGGTGGATTGGCTGTAGGTGCTACAGGCGCTCGACCAAGTGGTGCGGCAGGATTGGGTGCTACTACCCCTGAGATGGAAGCGTATTACAACGCTATGGCTCAACAAGATGCTCAGTTGGCAACACAAGCACAGGAAGCTGGACAACGCAATGTTGCGTTTGGTGCTGGCTTGTTTGATACTGGTGCAAATATGTTGAATCAGTATCAAACTGGTCAAGTTGGCGCATTGAGTCCATTTACAACCTACTTAGGTGCTGGTCAAGCAATTGAGTCGCTTGGACAAGAATCATTGAGATTAGGCTCAGAGTTAGGTGGTAAGGCTTCTACTGCTGGGGCTAATGTTGGTGAATTCTTATTTAGGGGTGGTTCAAATGCGGCAATGGCTAGACAATCTGGTCAAGGGTTTAGTCCTTCTGCTGGTTTGTTGCAGGGACTTTCTAGGAATAAACAATTTACTCAAGGTTTGAGTAATTACTTTAACCCACCAAAAAATTATTTTGATAATATGGGCAATGAATTTACTGCCGCTGGAACACCAATTTACGACTTCTAAGGAATAATCATGGCAGCTTCAGAAATTCTCGGTTTATTTACTACTCCAGAGCAGTACCAACTTGCTCAACAGCAAGCGGAAGAAGCGCAAGCTATTCAATATGCAAATCTTAGCCCAATGGCAAGAGCCAACTATGGAACTTTTCGTGCTGGTCAACAGCTAGGCGGTGCTATTGGCGGTGCTTTGGGTGGTCAAGACCCAATGCTTCAAAAGATTAGTCAGCGTCAGCAATTGATTGGGATGATTGACCCTAGCAACCCTGACACCTATCCTCAAGCCATTCAAGCTGCATTACGGGGTGGAGATCAAGAGGCTGCTTTCCTGTTGCGTAATGAGATGATGAAGGTCAGGCAGCAGGCGCAAGAGCAGCAGTTGCAAAATTATAAAGTTGAAGATATTGTTACTCAGCGTGACATGACTATTCAGGCTAGAACCCGTCAAGCTACAGCTAATCAGTTGTTTGGGCAACTTAAAAATCCTGATGGCACTATCAATGAGCAAGTAAAGAATCAGTTACTTACATTCCCTGAAGGTCGTGCGTTAATTACTGAGCAAGCTAAAGTTCTTCCTGCTTTGCGTCAACTAGGTGCGTCTAATGTTCCAGAGGTTAATCCATTTGATGTTTTTGTCAACGATCCTAAATTGCCACCAACTCTTAAAGTAGCGGCAAGGCAGTATCAAAAAGCATTTAACGAGGGAACTTATAGCCCTGAAGATGTTGATAAATTTGTTGAAAGACTTGCAAGTAAAGCAGAAAGCAGTGCTCAATACGCACAAACAAACGTGCGATTGAATCAAAACGCAGATGCAATGCAAAATATTGCACAGCAATCTCTTGAGTTAAGACAGCAATTAGCAAGACAAGCCAAGGCTGACGCTGGTGGATCAGACAAGGTTCAATCTAGCAAGGTTACGCCAGATGGAACAGTTATCTTGGTTTTTAAAAATGGAAAAACTAGCGTTACTAGTCCTCAAGGTGAAGAACTTAAAGGTCAAGCTAGAGCAGACGCAATTAAGGCATCAGAAGAATTTGGCGCAAATGTTCAACAAGACAGAGCGCTAGGTAGAGGTCTTGGTGATTTGAGTGCTAAACAAGTTAATCAAGCCTTTCAAGAAGTTGGAAAAATCAAGAAGAATATTGGCAACATTGATGACGCTATTAAAGCAATTGATGCTGGTGCAAATACAGGCGTAATTGCAAGTAGATTTCCAAACTTAACTGCGGCATCAGTACAACTTGCAAATATAAGGAATACATTAGGTCTTGATGTTATTGGCTCAGTTACCTTTGGTGCTTTGTCAGAGGGTGAATTAAACCTTGCCTTGGATACTGCATTGCCAACCAATTTAGCACCTAAAGACCTTAGAAAATATTTGGTAGACAAGAAAACTGCACAAACGAAACTTTCTGGTTATCTGACTCAACAAGCAACTTACCTGTCAAAGAAAGGCAATAGTTTGGCGGGTTGGTTGGAAAAGGTTGAGAACCAAGCAAGTCCAGCACCATCAGATATTCCTGCTGATGTAGTTATTCGTAGAAAACCCAAACCATAAACTGATAGAGGCAAAGAGCATGGCTAAATTCACTTATGAAGTTGAGATTCCTAATAGCGGAACTTATGAGGTTGATTCAGAACGTGAATTGACTGATTCACAAATATATCAATATGCTTTAAAGCAAGCACAACAAACTCCTGCACCTCCCGTTAAAGAAGACACATCATCTCCTATGATGAGTGCATTTAGACGAGGGATGGACATTACGGCAAGAGCCGTTGCGCCTACAGCGGTTGGTGCTAGTGTTGGCGGCTACTTTGGTGGCGCTCCAGCGGCTTTACTTGGAAGTGTATTAGTGCCAGCGGCTGATGTAGTTGGAAGTGTTGCTAACCTTGCAATGTCAC